CTGTTGAAAGTCAAGTAACAGTAACACTTCAACCTATCTACTCAAGAAGCAGAGTTGAATCATTTAGTTTAGACAAATTTGTTAATGGTGGTTATATTAATAGTGGTAAAGGATTTATTTAATGGCAGGTACTAATTCACCTTGGGGCAAAACACGTCAAGTTAATGGTCAATACTTAGGAATTTTACAAATTCGACCAGTACCAGAAGACGGTGACGATGTAGTTTACGAAATAGAGCCTCAATATCATCAACGTCCTGATTTATTAGCATATGATATGTATGGCGATCCTAAACTTTGGTGGGTGTTTGCTCAACGCAATATGGATTCGCTAAAAGACCCGGTGTATGATTTTAGATCCGGTTTACAAATTTACGTTTCAAAGGGCAGTAAGTTAAGACAGTTGTTAGGAGAATAGCAATGGCGGCAAAACCAATAGCACCTCCAGGGCAAGAACTTTCTGCTACAGAGTTAGCAAAACAATTTACTCAAGAAAATAAAGATCTGTTAAATTCTCAAGCGACAGAATTCAACGACGGTGAATATGGTGATGTAGTTGTAAACAATTCTCCTGAAATTAAAGAAGCAGATTCATTAGGAACAGGCGCAGGTGAAACAGAGACAGCAACAACAATATCTGCCGCTTCTTCTGAAAAAGTTTATGTTCCACCCCAAACTATTGCACAAACGGCCGACGGTAGAGTTTTACAGTTGCCGTTACCTAATGAGTTAAGAAACTTTGCAAGTTTTAATTACAAGATTGGATTATATGCGTTAACTAATGACGAAATTAATAATCCAGATAACACATATAGAATTAAAAGACCCAGTATTGCAATTATGCAAAGTGGAGGCGGACTTGGCGATAGTAAGGTTTTAACAGCATATGAAATTAACGGTAAGAAAATAGAATTTTTTTGTAATTCGTTAGAAATTGAAACGATAATTGCTCCAAGTAGAAGAAAAGGCACAACAAATGCAACAGGGTTTCGACTTGAAATTATGGAACCTTATAGTATGGGATTGTTTTTACAAACATTACAAGTTGCGGCATTTCAAGCAGGACACTACAACTATACAGAAGCACCGTTTTTGTTGACTTTAGATTTTGTAGGATTTGATAATGATGGAAACCCGTTTCCAGTTCCATCAGGATCAAAATTATTACCTTTTAAACTTGTAGGCAGTGAGTTAGAAGTAACCAACGGAGGTAGTTCTTATGTTGTTGAAGGTGTTGCATACAACGAAGGTGCGTTAAAAGACGCAACACAAAGTATTCCATGTGATGTAACACTTGTTGGTAGAACACTTGAACAGTTACTACAAAGTAGTCCTAAAAGTTTAGCAACAGAACTAAACAAATACTATGGACAAAAAGCAATTGACGGAACAATTACAACAGCAGACCAATATTATATTGTGTTTCCTAAGACTCGTGCAACAAAAGGAACATCATCTGCTTCAGGAGCAGAAACTGCTCAAGGTGCAACAACGCAAAACAACGGCGGAGGCGTTAATTCAGTTAGCATAAGCGCCACATCAAGTGTGCGTTCTAAGCCTAATGCAGAAGAAATTCAAGAATTATACAGAAAAATTAAAGGTGGCGACGGTTTTGATGAATACGAAGAAGCAGACATGGCGGAATTTCTGCAAGACCTTAAACGTTTAGTATCTACATCTTCAATAGGTCAAGAAATTATAGACAAACAAACAGGTGAAGCCAATTCCAATGACATTGGAAAAAGTGTGATGTTTGATCTTGCAAAACTTGGATCCACAAGCCAACCATTTGGTGATGCAAGTTTTACTTGGGATAAGGATCAAAATGTTTGGAAAAGATCCGGAGGACAAATGCAACTATCTCCAGGTTTAGGAGAAATTAAATTTGCACAAGGAACACGTATTCAAGACATTGTTGAAGAACTAATTATTATTTCCGAATATGGACGCAATCTTACCAAGCAACCGTCAGATGCAAACGGTATGAAATCGTGGTTTAAGATCGACACTCAGATTTTTAATATAACAGATCCTACCACAGAAAAGAAAACAGGGCAACCACCAAGAGTGTATGTGTTTAGAATATTACCATTTTTGGTACACGAATCAAAGTTTTTATCACCTGATAAAATTCCTTATGGTATTGAAGCATTAAAACAACAAGTATGTAAAGAATATGATTATATCTATAGTGGAAAAAATGATGATATTCTTAGTTTTAATATCAACTTAGATAACACATTTTTCAAAAGTATTTCTCCTGGTATTCTTCCTAAGGTACAAGATCAAGAAGGATCAAAAGAAGGTGAAAATCCAAAAGACTCTCTTGCACAGTCTGAAGTTGATAACAATCAACAAACATCTGGAAAAACTCAAGCAACATTAGAAAACAACAGCAGAGCAGGTGGTGCAGTGGACGTAGACGATATGCGAATTGAAGTTGCACGTAGATTTAATGATGCTATTGTAAATTCTGATGCTGATTTATTAACACTTGAAATGGAGATTTGGGGAGATCCTTATTACATTGCAGACAGTGGAATAGGAAATTACAATTCAGAAAATACTGAATTTATTAACATTGATGCTGACGGTAATGTTGATTACCAATACGGAGAAGTTGATGTGCAGTTAAATTTTAGAACACCTGTTGATTATAGAGATAACGGCATAATGGGATTCCCTGAAGAAACAGTGGCCGTTGATGCTTTTAGTGGATTGTACCAAGTTATTATGGTTAAGAATGTAATTGCTAATGGAGAGTTTAAACAAACTCTTGAATTAGTTCGTAGACCTAATCAGTATCCTAAGAAAGCCACTGATCAGAGTCCAGAAAAAGCACCACAAGACATTAAACCGGCTGATGCTCCTATCAAACTTAGTAATAATCTTGGCACGATATCAAATGCACAAAAAGCAGAAGCAGAAGGGTTCGCATCGGCTGATACTTTAGTTGGTACAACAATCACAAACAGAATACAAAGTCAAGACGCTAAAAATCAAACAGGTTTTGACCAGTTCGGAGGCAATACAGACATATAATGGCACAGGATAAACGTACATCAGGTAATGAGGTTAAATTAACAGGCGGTCCTTATATAGCCACAGTAGTGGGTCACCTTGATCCTAACTATATGGGTGCTATTGAAGTTCAATTGCTAAAAATTAATACCAGTAACAACCAAGGCTTAGAAGGTCAATCATTTAAAGTAAAGTATGCCAGTCCGTTTCTTGGACAAACTCCGGCTTCTGGGTTGAGCAACAATAAAGATTATAAATTTACCCAACAAGCATATGGCTTCTGGATGACTCCACCAGACATTGGTACACGAGTAATTGTGGTGTTTGTTGAAGGACAAGCAAACATGGGGTACTGGATTGGATGTGTTCAAGACAACTATGTTAACTTCAGTATGCCTGACAGGGTAGCAACAGGTTTTGTCAATGATGTTCCAAAAACACCTGGAAGTCAAGAATCACTTGCTTTTACAGGTAAAGCAGTAGTTGGAGAAATTAACAAAAGAGTTTTAGACAGTAATAAAGGTAACGACCCAACCAAGTTCTTAAAACCAATCAACGAAGAGTGGATGAGTTTGCTTTACCGTCAAGGACTAAATGCAGACGGTACACGAGGATTAACATCTTCCAGTGCAAGACGAGAAGTTCCAAGTATGGTATTTGGTATTTCAACTCCAGGCCCATATGATAAGCGTCCAGGATTTGTAAAAACAAAATACGGAACAAGAGGAACTCAAGCAGATATTCCGTTTGGTCGACTTGGTGGAACAAGTTTTGTAATGGACGACGGTGATGATAAATTTTTGCGTAAAGGTCCTGCAAGTACAACTGCAAAAGCATATGCAAATGTAGGTAAAAAAGAAAAAGGTTCACCGGACTTACCTGCGAATGAACTGATGCGTATTAGAACACGTACAGGACATCAGATTCTTTTTCATAACACAGAAGATTTAATACGTATTGATCATGGAAGCGGAAATTCATGGATTGAAATGACTGCTAATGGTAAAATTGATGTTTATTCAAAAGACAGCATCAGTATGCACACTGAAAACGATCTAAACATTACTGCTGATAGAGATATCAATATGGAAGCAGGAAGAACATTCAACTTAAAAACAGCAAGTGGAATTAACTTAGAAACAATGACAAGTATACAAACTTTAGCAAGTATAAGCACCAATATTACAAGTGGCACAACATCAAATATCAACAGTGGATTAGGTCATTTTGAAACAGCAATGCAAATCCATATGAACGGCCCAGAAGCAACTATTGTTTCACCGCTATCCACTCACGTGGTCCCTGGCGCTACCGCTACCGCTACCGCGTCTCTACACAAACGCTTGCCACAGCACGAGCCGTGGGAGCATCACGAAAACGTGACGCCGTTGGCGTATACGCCTGAGGAAACTGACCGAACTAACGATGTTGAGATTAAAGGAAGTTTTGATATTGATTCAATACCTGACACATTTAAGAAAGACGGTGCTTAGTAGGGCATAAATATTAATATGAGCAGTTTAGAAAAAGATACAATCAAAAATATTAAGGTTAAGGAAAACTTAAAACAAAAGCCTATTGTAACTCAACAGACTTATAAAGGTTTAAGTACAGTTAATCCTGATAACTTATCTTTTACACTATTTGATATAGGGTTGATCAAACAAGATTTACTCAATCATTTTCATATTAGACAGGGAGAAAAATTAGAAAATCCTGAATTTGGAACAATTATTTGGGACGTATTATTTGAACCTTTAACAGAGAACCTTAAAGAAGCCATAGCAGACAATGTTACAACAATTATTAATAGTGACCCACGTATTAATGCTAATAGAGTAATTGTTGATCAGTATGAAAGCGGTATACAAATAGAATGTGAACTGCAATACCTACCATATAACATCTCTGAAAAAATGAAGTTGCAGTTTGATCAAAACAACGGCTTTGTAGCGTAACAGAATTAAGTACTCGGTTAATCGAATCAAATAAATACTTTATAACAAGGAAAGCAGATGTCAACAACAGATAGACAAAATAGATTATTACTTGCTGAAGACTGGAAGCGAGTATATCAAACATTCAAAAACGCAGACTTTAAGTCGTATGACTTTGATAGTCTACGTAGAACAATGATCAACTATCTGCGTGAAAACTACCCTGAAGATTTTAATGATTATATTGAATCATCTGAATACCTTGCATTAATTGATTTAATTGCGTATTTAGGTCAAAACCTTGCTTTCCGTGTTGACCTAAATGCACGTGAAAATTACTTAGAACTTGCCGAACGCAGAGAATCAGTTTTACGTTTAGCAAGACTACTTTCTTACAATCCTAAAAGAAACCAAACAGCAAACGGACTATTAAAGTTTGAGAGTGTGTCAACTACAGAAGAAATTGTAGATAGCAACGGTGTTAATCTTTCCAATCAAACAATTATTTGGAATGATCCAAGTAATCCAGATTGGTCAGAGCAGTTTAGAAAAATTCTAAATTCTGCATTACCTGAAAATTCTATTATTGGAAAACCAGTTAAGAAATATACAATTAATGGAATCACAACAGAACAATATCGTTATAACGCAACAAATACAAATTTACCAATTTACAGTTTTAATAAAAATGTAGGCGAAAAAAACTTAGTATTTGAAATTACCAGTGCAGGTATTACAACAAATAAAATTTATGAAGAAACTCCATTACCAGGAAACAGTTTAGCATTTTTATATAGAGAAGATGGTAAAGGTGCTGGAAGTTCTAACACAGGATATTTTCTACACTTTAGACAAGGTCAAATGGACCAAGGAGTGTTTAGTGTTTCAAATCCAACAACGAACCAAGCAATAGCAATTGATGCAACAAATATTAATAATTCAGATATTTGGTTGTACAAGTTAGATGCAAATGGTAATGAAGAAAGTCTATGGACAAAAGTAGATGCTATTGAAGGTAACAATGTTATCTATAATAGTTTAAGCAAAAATCAAAGAGACATTTATACTGTTCTTACAAGGATCGAAGATCGAGTTAGTTTATTGTTTGCAGATGGTACGTTTGGAAATTTACCTAAAGGAAAATTTAGAGTCTACTACAGAAAATCAATTGGTAGAAAATATTCTATTCAACCAGAAGAGTTGAATAATATTTCAATTACAGTTCCATATCAAAGCCGTGCAGGAGTAAATGAAACACTTACTATTACTTGTGGATTGAAGTATACAGTTGATAATGCATCAGCAACAGAAACTTCCAGAAGTATTAAAGAAAATGCTCCTTCGACTTTCTATACACAAAATAGAATGATCACCGGTGAAGATTATCAAGTAGCACCGAGAGCAATTAGTCAAGAAATTATTAAAAGCAAAAGTATTAATAGAACATCAAGCGGAATTAGTCGTTACTTTGATTTAATTGATTCAACTGGAAAATATTCAAGCACTAATATCTTTGGTGATGACGGTGTAATTTATCGAGAAGTTTTTGATAAAAAAGTAAACTTTACATTTGTAACACGTACAGATGTTGAAGGCCGTATTGAAAATGTAGTTCAGCCTATTTTAAGAAATATTCTAATTAGAAACTTTTATCTAAGTGAGTTTCCTAAAACATCTGCAGGAGACTTAGGAGCAAGTTGGACACAAGTTGCTAAACAAACAAATAACTCAAGTGGTTACTTAACAGATACACTTGATATTAAATTAACAACAGGTACATTTACTGGAAGTACATTACGCTACTTAGAACCAGGTGCACTTGTTAAATTTGTTGCGCCAACCGGCCAACATTTTATGACAAATGATTTTAATAAGTTGATGCAAGGCCCAGCAGACCATCCATTTGCTACAACATTTATTTGGACTAAAGTTATACAAGTAAACAGCGACGGCACAGAAAATTTTGAAGATGGTCAAGGACCGATTATTTTTAATGACATAATTCCAACTGGAGCATTACTAAATGAAATTAAACCAAAGTTTGCAACAGCATTAACATCAGATGTAATTTCACAAATGATTGATAAAATTTTTGCATACAAAACATTTGGTCTAAGATACAGTCTTGTTGATAGAGAATGGAGACTTATTTTAAACAATAACCTAAGTATTGGTAATGCATTTAATACAGGTAGATCAGGTGATGTATCAAATCAGAATTTAGATTCGAGTTGGTTATTATTGTTTGAAACAGATGGCGAAAAATATACAATTACATACAGGGGTGTTCGTTATGTATTTGAAAGTGATAAAGAAGTAAGATTTTACTTTGATGAAACAGATCAGATTTATGATAGTAGATCAGGAAAAATTATTACAGACAAAATTAACTTACTGTCTATTAACAAACAACCTGGACAAACACAACCATTTACTATTGATTATCCTTGGCAAATTACTAAAGAGTACAGAGACGAAGAAGGGTATATAAACAGTAAGAAAGTTGAAGTCAGTTTCTTTGATAGTGATGCCGATGGAATTATTGACAATCCTGATTCTTTTACAAACTTTGTTGCTCCAGATCAAGCCGGATTAACTAAGTGGATATTTGCAAAAGAAGAAATTACAAATAATCAGTCAACTAACTTTAATTATGTTGATGCTCAAGCAGAAAATATTAAAGTATACGAAACAGAATCTGCAACAGGTCCATTATCAGTTTTTGAAAACGGCACTGTATTTTATTTTGTAGATGCTGATGTTTTTAAACAATACAGTACAAGTACAGGAATGCTTTCATTAATTACAAATTATAAAGCATACAAAGGTAGAGATAAAATCAAGTTTCAATATGTACACAGTGCAGATGAAAACAATAGATTAGATCCAAGTAGCACAAATATAATTGATACATATTTGTTAACATCTACATATGATAAGCAGTTTAGAGAATATCTAAATGGAGTTCGTGAAAACAAACCTTTATCTCCAAGTTCAGATCAGTTATTTCAAAACTTCGGTTCTGAAATAAACAAAATTAAAAGTATTAGTGATGAAGTAATTTATCATCCTGTAAAATATAAAGTTTTGTTTGGCGCTAAAGCAGATACTGATTTACAAGCAACTTTTAAAGTTGTTAAAAATCCAGAACAAGTTACAAATGACAATGATATTAAATTACGTATTGTAACAGCAATCAATCAATTCTTTAGTTTAGAATTTTGGGACTTCGGTGACAAGTTTAGTTTCTCAGAACTTTCAACATTTATAATGAATTCATTAGCACCAGACATTGCTACGATTGTATTAGTACCAAAACAAACTAATAAAGTTTTTGGAAGTTTATATGAAATTACAACCGAAAGTGATGAGATCTTTATTTCGAGTGCAACAGTTGATGATGTTGAAATTATTGATTCTTTAACAGCATCAAGATTAAAAGCAAGTGGCGCTATTGTTACAACAGCATCCACTGAAAACGCAGGCATTACATCAAGTGCATTAAGCACAAGTACAAGTTCTAACACTGGAGGAAGTAGTTACTAATGGCAAATGATAACAATCAAAATGAGTTTCCTATTAGTCCAGATGGTGAAAACGAAAAAAGAACAAGTTTAAGTCATCTTCCTCGATATTTTAGAACCTCACCTAATAAAAAGTTTTTATCAAGCACACTTGATCAATTAATTCAACCAGGTGTGGTTGAAAAACTTAATTCTTATTATGGTAGAAAAAATGCAAAGGCATTTACTGCTGGTGATAATTATATTGAAGACGTTACAAAGCAACGTGACGATTATCAATTAGAACCAGCATTAGTTATTAAAGATGATGTAGACAATGTAACTTTTTACAAAGACTACAATGACTATATTAATCAACTAAGATCTTTCGGAAACAATAATCCAGATCATAGTAAAATAAATGCACAAGAATATTATGCATGGAATCCACATATTGATTGGGACAAGTTTGTAAACTTTAGAGAATACTATTGGTTACCAACAGGTCCTCAAGTATTACCTATTTACGGACAATCCAAAGAGGTTGTTTCGACGTTTAAAGTATCATTGGAGGAAAATGATGACAATGTAGCATATAAGTTTACGCCAACAGGTTTAACACAAAATCCTACTTTAAAACTTTATAAAGGTCAAACTTACATATTTGAAATTGATTGTCCCGGACATCCTATCGCATTTGCAACAAATAGAGCCTTCACACCAGGACAAGCAATTATTACTGAAACAGTTGAAGGGGTGTTGGCACCCGGTAAGTTTGAAGCAGAAATTTATGATAGCGATGGCTACGATACAGGTGAATACATAGTAGAACCAGTTGAAGGTGGCATTACAGGATTTACAGAAGGTGATAACATTTCTACACTTTATACTGACGGTGTAGAATCAGCAACAGTATACGTTGAAAAAGGAACTTTAAAATTTACAGTGCCATTAGATGCACCAGACAAATTATTCTACATTAGTAAAAATGATGTTAACACAAGTGGTATGATCTTAATGTATAACATCTTAGAGAATACCGAAATTAATGTAGAAACAGAAATATTACAAAAGAAAACTTACACTACAAGAACTAACGTTGATTTATCAAACGGAATGGTTGTAGAATTTCTTGGACAAGTAACACCTGCAAAATACGGAGAAGGAACTTGGTATGTTGAAGGTGTAGGTGAAAGTATCAAATTAATAAACAAAACAGATTTAGAAATTACTGGAGAGTACAGTGCTAATTTGTTTGTACCTTTTGATAGTGAAAACTTCGATAAATTACCTTTTGGCCAAGCACTAAACTATCCTAAGGATAAAGATTATATTACAATTAACAGAGCGGCAATTGATGGAAACCAATGGTCACGACATAACAGGTGGTTTCATAGAGATACAATTGAAGCAGTTGCAACAGCAAACGGAACACAGGTTGATTTAGATCAATCACAACGTGCAAGAAGACCTATTATTGAATTTGATGGAGGTTTAAGATTATATAACTTTGGTAGTAAATTTAAATCTAATGTTGATTTAATTGATGATAAAACTATTGATGTATTTTCTACTATTGAAGGTTCAATAGGATATAACGTTGACGGTGTTGATTTAATTGATGGTCAGCGTATATTATTTACAGCAGATCCAGATCTTCGTGTTAATGGTAGAATTTATAAAGTTACATTTATAAATCATCTCGGAACAAGACAAATTGCTCTTAAAGAAGAAGATGATACCGAACCAACAGCCAACGAAACTGTTCTTGTAAAAAATGGAATTGAAAACCAAGGCAAAATTTATTGGTATAATGGTACTAAATGGATTAAAGCACAGGAAAAATTAAAAGCAAACCAACCACCTAAATTTAATTTGTATGATGCAAATGATACATCATTTGACACATATAACAGTAACACGTTTACAGGTAATAACTTATTTTCTTATAAGCCAGGGACAGGTGCAGTTGACTCAGAATTAGGATTTTCTTTAAGTTATAGAAACATTGAAAACAGTGGTGATATTGTTTTTAATTTTAATTTATTAAATGAAGAATTTACATATCAAATAGGTCAGGTTAATTACACTCAAAAAACTGATACTGCTACTTTACGAAAATACACTGATCTAAATACATATGAAAATGTAAGTGGTTGGAAAAAAGCAGTTACAGATAGTAAGCAAAAAGTAATTAGACAATATGTTGTTGACGGACAAAGAAATAACTTTGCTGTAGATGTTTATAACCGAAGCGGCGATTTAAACAATTTAGAAGTTAAGGTATTTGTTAATAACGAACGTAGAACTGATTGGGAAATTAATAGAGAAAATGGAATAGCATATATTACATTTACAAATAATCTTACTAATAATGATAACGTAATTTTACATTGTACAAGTGAAGTAGATAAAAACGATAATGGTTATTATGAGTTACCGATCAACCTTGAGCATAATCCATTAAACGAAAACATTGGAGACTTTACATATGGTGAAGTTGCTGATCATGTAACAACAATTATTGAAAACATTAATGGGTTTTCTGGTAAATTCCCAGGTAGTAGTAATTTAAGAAACTTAGGTCAACTATCAGAATATGGAACGAAATTTGTTCAACATACTGGACCAGTTTCACTTGCGTCATATCATATTACAAATAAAAATTATAATATTGTAAAAGCACTTAAATTTGCAAGAAAGGAATATGCAAAATTTAAAAGATCAGTAATGCAAATTGCCTCTAACTTAGGCGTAGATGGTAATGCAAGATATCTTGTAGACGAAATAATTAAAAAATGGCAATCTGAAAAATCTAAGCAAACTGCATTTTACTGGACAGACATGATTGGTAGTGGAGCAAGTAAAAAACGCTCGTTCACTGTTGTAGATGAAGGAAATAAATTTTACAGTTTAACTAATCCTTTTAACCTAAATCAAGTTTCAGCAAAAGCGGTTTATGTATATGTTAATGATGAACAGTTGTTACACAATAGAGATTATATTTTTACAACTGAAGGCTTTATTCAGATAACTGATGCTGTTACATTATCAGTTGGATCTGTAGTTGACATTTATGAATATGAATCAACTGATGCATCATATATTCCGCCTACTCCTACTAAATTAGGTTTATGGCCTTTACATATTCCAACAATGTATGTAGATGACACATATCAAACACCTCAAACAGTAATTAAAGGTCATGACGGTAGTATTATAAAAGCATATGGTGATTATAGAGATAGCATTATTCTTGAAATTGAAAAAAGAATTTACAATAATATTAAAGTAAAATACGACAAAAATATCTTTGATGTAGATAGTTTTATTGGTCATTCTTCAAGAGATACAGGGTTTGATAGAGAAGATCTAAATGATATTATTATTACAGACTTTATTGAATGGTTAGCAGTTGCAGGTGATCCAGATTATACAGATCCAAGTTTTTATGATAGAACAAATTCTTTTACATGGAATTATGGTTTTATGACAGATCCAGATGGCAATCCTTTACCAGGATTCTGGAGAGCAATTTATAAACAATACTTAGGAACAGACACCCCTCATACAACACCTTGGGTAATTTTGGGGTATATTGATAAACCTGACTGGTGGGAAACTACATACGGCCCGGCGCCATATACAAAAGAAAATTTAATTCTATGGGAAGACCTACAAGAAGGTAGAGTTAGAGAACCTAATAAGCCTATTAGATATCTTCCTAATTATGCAAGAAAAAATTTACTAAATCATCTTCCTGTAAATTCACAAGGACAATTATTAAGTCCTTACGAATCAGGATATGCACAAGGACTAATTTTACCACAAACAAATAACAATTTTGTATTCGGAGATGAAGCACCAACCGAAACAGCATGGCGTAGAGGTTCGGAGTATCCATTTGCATTTATTAATGCTTGGTTAATTCATCAGCCTGCAAAAGTTATGGGTCTTGGTTTTGATCGTTCACGCATTATTAGAAACGCCGCAGGTAATTTAGTATACACCGGAAATAACAAACGTATTGCACTACAAGATTTAATTTTTCCTAATACTTCAGATAGCAGTGTTAGAACTACAACTGCTGGACTTGTAAACTACATCTTTAATTACATTAATGCAGATGTAACAAAACTTAATGAAGAATATAGTGAAGAAGTTAAGAATATAAAAGTACAACTTGGATTTAAAATTGGTGGATTTAGTACTAAAGATAAATTTAGACTAATTTTAGATTCTCGTACACCTAACAATAAAGGTAATGTATTTGTTCCGGAAGAAAATTACAGTTTATTTTTAAACACGTCATCACCAATTGATACTGTATCTTATAGTGGTGTTATTATTGAAAAACGTCCAGCAGGATATATTGTTAAAGGGTATGACAAATCAAGACCTTACTTTGATTACTTTAAGCATATTGAACGTGCAAGAGATCCAGTAGTTAATGTTGGCGGTGTAAGCGAATCGTTTCTTGAATGGCAAACAGGTCAGCGTTATCAGAAAGATCAAATCGTTAGACTTGGCCAAGATTATTTTAGAGTAAAAGTTTCAGGAACGTTTGATACATTTGTTCAAGATAATTTTACTAAACTTGTAGAACTTCCTATAGAGGGAGGCAAAGATGCTATCCTACGCAGATCATTTGAAACAGTATCAAGTAAACTAAACTACGGAACACTATTTAGATCATATCAAGAAGTTGTTGATTTTCTATTAGGATATGGTGAATATTTAGAATCTAAAGGATTTAATTTTACTAACTTTAATAAGAATATTGAAACTATTGAAAACTGGGAGTTAAGTGCAAGAGAATTTTTATTCTGGACTACACAAAATTGGAATGATGGTGCATTATTAACACTTTCTCCGAGTGCTATTAATTTAAACTTTAGTAGAGATTATGCAGTAGTAGATAATATCTTTGACAACTTCTATGATTACACATTATTAAAAGCCGATGGACAAAAGTTACAAGAAGATTTTGCAAACACTATTAGAAGTAGTCAAAATGAATTTGGTTTAACATTAAAAAATACAGCAGACGGAATTTATTTTGTAAAACTTCCTCTTGTACAAAAAGAACACGTTTGTTTAATTGATAACAAAACAGTGTTTAATGATACAATTTATAATCCAGCACCAGGATATAGACAAGCAAGAATTAGAGTGCTTGGTTATCGTAGTACCGAGTGGAATGGTAGTATAAACATTCCAGGATTTACTCTTGATAGTGTTAACATTGTTAATTGGAAAGAAAATGTAGATTATAAAATTGCAGACGTAGTTTATTATAAAACTCGTTATTATAGTGCAAAGTATAAAATTCCTGGTTCAACAGTGTTTAATGAAAGTGATTGGTACTTATTACAGAATAAACCAACTAACGAATTAATTCCAAACTTTGATTACAAAGCAAATCAGTTTGCTGACTTCTATGATTTAGATACTGATAATTTTGATAGTGAACAGCAACGTCTTGCACAGCATTTAATTGGATATCAGAAACGTACATATCTTGAAAATATTATTAATGATGACGTTTCTCAATATAAATTCTATCAAGGATTTATTCAAGACAAAGGAACATTAAATTCTTTAGCAAAATTATTTGATGCTTTATCAAATACAGAAAACTCAAGTTTAGAATTTTTTGAAGACTGGGCATTTAAAGTT